AGCAAATGAAATCCTAATTTTGACATTTTGAACATTTTAAATATAGTTTGAATAATAAACCGGAACAGTGAGAAATTGCAGCGAGAAATTCTTTACGAATCCGCTTGCCAGACTTTGCTTTGATACGCTATACTCGGAAGAGCACAAGAGTGCTTTTCTTTTTTGGGAAAATACTTTAGCACATAAAAGCGTAGACGCATAAAAGCGTCAAAGTGAGAAGGCAAATGACGGAGTGAAGCTATCTGCAATGCAAGGAAATAGGAGGGTAAAATGGGATTACCAAAAATTGAAATAATTTTTAAACAGCTAGCAGTAACAGCAGTTAAGAGAAGTCAACTTGGTATTGTTGGGTTAATCGTTAAAGAGCCTAGCAAAAACTGGGATGTTAAAGTCTATAAAGATATAACAGATATAAAAGATACAGATTATACTGCAAACACTGTAGCATTAGTAAAAGACACTTTCGAATACACACCAAACAAGGTTTTCGTGTTTAATGTTGGAAGTGGAACACTTACAGATACTCTTAAAAAAGTTGCTCAAGAAAGAGTAAATTGGCTAGGATTGGGATATGATGGAAAAGATGGAGATACTGCAACTCTAGTGTCTTGGATTAAATCTGTAAGAAAAGCTGGTAAAACTTATAAAGCAGTAGTATTTAAAGCTACAAAGCCAGATAATAAAGGAATTGTAAATCTAATGAATGATAAAGTTACATTTGTTGACAACAGAGGAGAAGTTGATGGGTGGCAATATGTCCCAACTGTGCTTGGAATGTTAGCTGGATTGCCTATGACAAGAAGTGCTACATCTTTCTTGTGTGGAAATTTAAAAGATGTATCAATATTCAATGACATTGATGATACTATCGATAAAGGTGGATTTTGCTTATATAAAGATGAAGGAGATATAAGAGTTGCTAGAGGTTGTACGTCTTTAGAAGAAATAACACAAGACGAAACAGAGGATATGAAAGACATTATTATAGTTGAATCCATGGATTTAATGAGAGATGACATATACTCTACATTCAAAAAATGGATTGGAAAATATAAGAATAAATATGATAATCAAGTCCTTTTCTTTACTGCAATTAATGCTTATTTCAAAGAACTAGAGAGAGAAGATATCTTAGATAAAGAATATGATAATTATTCTGAAGTAGATGTGGAAGCTCAAAGACTAGCATGGCTTGGAGTTGGAAAAGCAGAAGTTGCTGAATGGGAAGACGAAAAAGTTAAGAAAACTGCATTTAAAAAGAAAGTATTTATGAAAGCAAACATCAAAATATTAAATGCTGTAGAAGACTTTAAATTTACAATTAATATGTTCTAAGAAATGGAGGTAAATAATGTCTAACAAAATGGATAAAAATAAGATTATAAGAGGGTCTTTTGGGGCTGTATGGATAGATGGTGAAGAATTAGCATCTGTAAAATCTTTCGAAGCTAAAGTTAATTTAGAGTACGAAGATGTCGATATTATGGGAGAACTGGGAAAGCATAAGAGATATATGGGATTTACTGGAGAAGGAACTATGACTCTGCATAAAATCGATACTACAGTAGGGAAATTAATTGCTGAAGGAATAAGAAATGGTAAAATGCCAGACTTTAAGATAGTTGCAAAGTTAGATGATCCAACTGCATATGGTGCTGAAAGAGTGGAGTTAACTGGAGTTACAATTAATGAACTAATGGCATTAAAATTTGAAAATAAGGCACTTAGAGAAGAAGAAGTGCCTTTTAATTTTTCCGATTTTAGATACATAGATATGATATAAAAATAAGGAGTGATACAATATGGCTAAAAATATAACTTTGGAAATGCTTATTGCAAAGAAAGAGCAATCAAACAATGATAAAATGAAAGTTGTGCTTTTTAATTCTGAGGTGCTTGGTGGAACTATTGAGGTTAGAAAGCTTAAAGCAAGAGATGTTATAAAGATTATGGATAGTACAGACAGTAAATCTACAGAAGAAGCTTATAATGCAAATTGTAAGCTGATTTATAAACATTGTCCGATTTTACAAGAAAAGGAATTACAAGAGGCTTATGAAGTTGCTGAGCCTTACGAGGTTGTAGTCCCTGTTTTCGAAGAAAATTTAGGAGAAATAAATAAATTATCTAATTTTATTTTAAGCTTGTATGGACTTGCAGACAGTGAGCAAGTTAACAAAGCAATAGAAGAAGAAACAGATGATATAAAAAACTAATTTTAAGGGATGCCGACATGGCATTCCTTTCTTTTTATTTACTTAAGGGTTTTACTGTAGAGTATCTTTTAAACTTAAAATATACAGAGAAACTTTTTATGTTAGCAACAATGGAGTTAGAGATAGATAGAGTTAACAAAGGAGGTATAAATGGCTAAAACTATTGGAGTACTGCTAAGTTTAAAAGACCAGTTTACTACTCCTTTACAAAATGCAACAAAGAGTGTAAAAACTATGGATAGAGAGCTTAAAAAAGCTGGGAACTCTATTAAAGCATTTGGAAGAAAGATAAAAGATGGAATGAAATCTGTTGCTAAATGGGCAGCAATTGGTTTTGGAGCATTAACTGCTGCAGCTGGAGTATTTATAAAGCAGTCAATTGACGGTGCTAAACAAAAACTAAAAGCCGATAAATTATTAGAAACTAATTTAATGAAGCAGGTTAATGCAAGTAAAGAACATATTAAAATGTTAAAAGATGAGGCTAGTGCATTACAAGACATCGGGGTAGTTGGAGATGATGTTGCGGTTGCTGGTGCAAGTAGATTAGCTGTATTTAAAATGAATGCAGATCAAATTAAGAAAACAATGCCGATACTAGACGACATGATTGCTTACGATAAAGGCTTGAATGGGACACAAGAGGACGCTATTGCTATTGGAGAACTTTATGGAAAAGCAATTAATGGAAAAGTCAACGCTTTAAAGAAATATGGTGTTGTATTAACTGCTAATGAAGAAAAGTTATTCAAGGTTATGTCAACAGAACAGAGAATCGAATTTATAAATAAAAAATTAGAGAAATCTATAGGTGGAACAAATAAAGCCCTTAGAGCAACAGATGAAGGTAAAATCGTTGCAATGAAAGGTGCTTGGGGCGATATGCAAGCAGAACTTGGTAAAAAATTAATGCCAAAATTAGGTGCTATTGCTGAGTGGTTTCATAGCAAGATACCAGCTATTCAAGAGTTTATATTAAGTCTTGCAGATAAAGTTGAAGAATTAGTTACAAGAGCAGAACCTTATATAACACAAATTAAGGATATGTTTGGAAAAATATTTGAAAAAGTTAAACCAGCATTAGAAGAAACTTGGAAAATATTATCAGATGCTGGAACTGTTGCTATAGATATAGCACAAGACATAATAAATAATTGGGATAGAATAAGTCCTGTCGTTTATACTATTGTGGGAGCAATTACAGCATATAATATTGCAACAACAATAAGAAATAACAAGGAGTTAATTTATGCAGGAATTATGAAAACTAAAATGGCTTTAGATACTGCACAAGCAATACTTACTGGACAATTAACTATAAAACAATGGGCTTTAAATGCTGCAATGAATGCAAATCCTATCGGAATAGTTATAGGTGCTATTGCCTTGTTGGTCGGTGGTATATGGTTATTATGCAAAAACTGGGACTTAGTTAAAAAGAAAACTATAGAACTGTGGAAAAAATTAGATGAACATCCACTTGGAAGATTATTAAAATTTATAATAAAGTTTGGAAATCCAATCGGTGCTATGATTAATGCATTCCTATTTTTAAAAGATGTACTACAAAGAAACTGGGAGTCTATAAGTGGCTTTTTTATCCCAATTTTACAAGCTTTAAAAAATGCTTGGCAAGAGGTAAAAGAAGCAATTTCAAGAGTTTGTGGTTTTATAACTGGAGCTTTTATGAGTGCTTGGGATAGTTTAATGAACGCACTAGATATGGTGTTGCATCCGATTGAAACAGCAAAAAAAGCATTTGGGGGGCTAGTAGATAAGTTAAAGTTTTGGAATAATACAAAAGCAGAAGACAAAACTATAAATATTAATGAAAAAACTACTAAAACTACTGAAGCTATCGGAGGTAGCAATAAAACTGGAACATCTAATGTTACTACTAAAAATCCTAGACATGCACTCGGGACTTCTTATTTTAAGGGTGGTACAACTGGAATAAATGAAGGTGGAAGAAATGAAACAGCTATATTACCTTCTGGAACTAAAATAATTAGCCATGAAGAAAGTAAAACACTAGAAAAAAAGAGTGCTAACAAAGGGATTACAATAAATATAACTATTTCTGGAAACTTTATCGGTGAAAAAGAACACATGGAAAAATATGGAGAATATACAGCAAATAAGATTTTAGCAGCTTTAAATAATATGTAGGATAGGAGATAAGAAAATGAATATAATTTTTATAGTTGAAGATAATGGAGTA